TATTTTATGGAAGTCTTTAAACTTTTGTATTTCGAGTTCTTTGAAGTCAATGTCTGCTAGTTTACGAGTTGAGCAACAACAACATAAGATTTGTAGTAAAAGATTTTGTTTAGGTTTGAATGTTCTCTGAAATTGTCTAATAATTCTAGAAGAAATATTTGGGCTAGTTTCCATAAGTCTATCGAATTCTTCCTTAGCAGATTTAAGAAAATGTTCAACAGGCAATCGTTCTTCTGGATTTTTGGCAAGTTCTACGCGTATATTTCTATAATATTTGTCCCAAGATATACTACTGACTCTATGTCCTTCATTTAATTCACTTATTTTTAAGAATTGTTTGATAGTTGTGATAATACCAACAAGAATATTGAATGTACCAATAACCATAACATATATATCAGAGTAATTTACTGGTATACGATCTTGAGCAAAATTAGCAGTACCTGTAATCGTACTGATTATAATAGTAGGAACAGTAAACCACATGTCTAGAATTTTGTATAAATTATAAGATTTAGAGTGTAGCCAACTATAACACATAGCTTTATCAGCCCATTCGATTAATATTTTCTCATGTTCTTCTTTCCATGATACAAATTTAACTAATTCTTCACTCTTTTCTTCCATTGTATCAGTATGATTTTCTCCTCTTTAAATAAAAATAGATTGAAAAAAATAACTCAATATATAATAATGGAGACCATTATAAATAAAAAGAAGAAAATAGAATATATTTTCTCCGACTATATAGGTAAGATAAATAAAATAAAATCGGTCTGTAAAAAATTAAGAGAAATAAATACTGAGAGTAAATATATTTTTGGTTTAGATACATTTTATTATCAAATAATAATATTTGATTCTGATTTTACATATTATAAGAAGTTATATTCATTAAATTTGAATAGATTGTACAATAATTACTATACGATCTCAAAATTATTGAAAGAATTTGTTAAAACGTATATAAATGAGGATGAGATAAAAGGAATGTTGAAAGGGTATAATATTTTTCCAAAATATGACACATTAGATTTGTATAAAAACTATGATTTTAGTATAATACACAAATTATATTTAGTAAATGACAAAATATTACGTGCTTTGGATGATTTTATAGAGCATAATGATAATTTGATGTTAAAGTATAAGAAAATGTCAGAAAATGGTTTAAATTTGGATAATTTTGTGATATCATTTGGTGCGATGTTAGATAATTTGAAGCTTCATACTAATAGAATATTGGCACAGAATGACATTTTCAATAAATCACATAATGAATATTTAGATGATTGTATAGATAAGATAGAATATACGTATAAAAAGTTAGGATCGATAGATATACGTAGTATAATGAATACAAATATTAAGGGAAAATATAGATTAAAGCATGAGACTAATATGACTAAGGTATTTGAGCAGTTGAAAAGTAAAAAACCGATTAAAGATGAAGAAACTAAACTGGAAGAAACTGAAAAAAAATAAAAATATATATATTTTTATATAAAATGATAAAATGTGTTATATATATATATGGTAAATGATTTTTGGAATTATATAATATCTGGTATATTTAGTGCTACAATAACAAAAACTGGAATATCACCATTAGTAAGAGTAAAATCGTTGATGCAGATACAGACATATCATAACATGAATAATTATAATACTTTATTTGGATCAGTTAGATATATAATTAAACATGAGGGTATTCGTGGTTTTTATAAGGGTAATATGATGAATATAATGAAAGCTGTACCTAATTATTGTATGAAATTTACATTAAATGAGTATTATATAAAATATTTATTATCAAAAAATAATTGTAAACAGGTAAGAGACTTAAAATTTACAAAATTATTGGAATCTGGTTTAATTACAGGGGTAATACAGACAACAACTGTATATCCAATTGATTTGATAAGGACTAGAATAATACAAGATAAAATGATGTTAGGTAAGGATATTGGTGTATATAGTTGTTATAAGGATATAATTAGAACAGGTGGTGTTCGTGCTTTATATACAGGTTTTACACCTGCTATACTATCATCACCAATATACATAGGTTTATCTCTATCATATTATCAATATCTCAGAAATAAAGATAATTTTTTATCTAATTCGTTAATAGCGGGTTCAATATCAGGAATATTATCACAATCTTTGACATATCCGGGTGACACGATAAAAAAGCAATTACAGATTGATGGAATGAAGACAAAAAAATACCAAAACTTGACACATTGTATTAAAAGCATGTATAAAAGTGATGGAATTGGTATATTTTATAGAGGATTTCGTATAAATATGATCAAATCTATTCCAGAGATGGGTTTAAAATTTTTAATATATGAGATAGTAAAATCTAAACTCGTTTAAAAAAAATTTGATTACCGTACAATAGTATACTTATATGGTAAATATGTCATTTTACACAGAATTTGATAGAAAATTGAAAGAAATGTGGGAAGAAAATATGGATATAGTTCGTTTAGCTGCTATTAACAGAGATAAATGGTTATTAAAAAAAATTAATAACGAGTGTGAGAAGTGTAATGTATTAAATATGGAAATAATATTAAATTCGATAAAGATAGATGATTTTTATGCATATAAATTTGCTAGGAATCCGATGAAGCAGAATTTCGCGGAATTATTTCAATTAAAATTTTTAGAAGAACATGGGAAATATGGAATAGAGAAGTTAGAAGCGAGAGGTATATATGCTTATTACTTGATAGACGGTGAATTAGAGTCAGATTTATCAAGAAAACCGGAAAATTCAACAAAAAGTATAGATTTTAGACATGGAGAGGATTATTATTATGCTAAATATACTAAAGAGGAAGGTGGTGCTCAGGATAATCAGTATAAAGATGGTGAAATGTTTATTAAACAGGCAAACAAGTATTGTGAAAAATATGATGATATTAGAAGATTTATATTACTCGTAGATGGTGAATATTATTCAGAAGTAAAAAAAGAAAGATTAAGGAATCACATAACAAAAAAGGATAGGGTATTTGTTATGAGTTCAGAAGAGGCTATAAAATTATTATGATAGGTAATCAGATAGAATATAATTACAAATATCATATGCTAAACTAAATGATATACGTTTACGTTTACCTTCTCTATAATTGGTTAGAAAAAGTGAGTTATATTTTTTACGTTGTGTATTCAAGTAATTATTTAGTAGAATAACTAGATCTTTTTGTTGTTTGATAGTTAATTTCACGTTAATAATAAGTGTTGCGTAGCTTCTAGCTGATAATTTTTCAGTATTATCAATAAATATTTTATCATCATGAACAACACTAAAATTTATTTTATTAGATGGATCTTTACCATCGATACAATTTAGAAGAATATTAGTTATATACATATTATCACTATTAATTCGTGTAGCTCTTTCTATTTTATAGGAATTATTAATTGGAAGTGAATATAATTCACCTCCGATAGTAAAGTTATTATCACTTGAAAAGGTTAAATCAATATGATTACCATCAGGATATATACAAGTATTTATTTTATCACAATCTGATATAGATTTATTGATAAATGAGATACAGCAAACAGAATATGAAGTATCTGTAAATACAGCTTCTTCAAATATATTTATATTAACGAAATCAAACTTTAGAAGAAACTGTTGTCTCAGTTGAATATCTAGTTTTCTGATAGAGCATAGAAAGTTTAGTGGAATGATAATGATACCACCTGAACAATTACTATTTATAATGGTCATTAAGAAACATTTGTACAAGTCATTACAATCATAGAGTTTGTACAGTGTTTTATCTGGATTTTTATTTTTTGCTAGATATGGAGGGTTTGTAATTACAAACTTATTATCATAGCATGGAGGGTTTAGAAGTGAATCACGATTAATAGTATTATCTATCTTCGGATCTATATCATACATTTCGATTGTATAGTCATCTCTACATTCTATAAAATTAAGTAAATCACCATTACCAACGAATGGTTCTATTATATGAGAAACGAAACTAGGTATAGTCATATTCTGAAGAATATAATTATAGTTGGTAGTGTAGAATTGTCCTAATTTAGATTTAGTAGAAAGCGGTTTCATTTAAAAATCTAATTATTTTTATATTTAATAATCAAATTTTGTTTATACTGAAATATTCTTAGAAAAAAAGTAAATTGAGTTTTTGAAACCTAAAACACTTATTTTTAGCTGTACAAAAAATATGTATATTTTTTTGGTGGGTTTGATAGAGCCAAAACGTAGGTATTGAAGAGATAACCCCTTTATATAAGATTATTAAAAAAATTGATAGTTATAAAACGTAGCTTATTGAGGCACCCCATTAACAAACTGTCAGCTATGTCTAAAATTCACAAGAAATATACAACGACTCGTCCCTGTACACATCGAAAAGACAAACGTGAAGGAGCATCAGATTTTCTACCGGAACCTCAATTACCAGAAGAATCAAGACCTAAACGTTGGAAAAATGTTGTCTACGTTAATCATGATTATATAGACGAAAATGGTATCTTTATATCTGGGTTCAAGTGTTTACTTTGTAATTTTCCAGGAAAAACATCTGGGTTAGTTCAACAACACTGTAAAAAACACTATCCTCCTACTTATCACTGTACCGATTGCGGTGATAGTTTTCATCTAAAAACTGAGTACACTCAACATTTTGATGACTACTTCAGTAAAGAAAAACGTACATGTGAATACTGTGGATCATCAGTTCAAGAGAGAGGATTATCGGCACACTATAAAAGTACCAAATGTATCAAAGCCAGAAAGGCAAAGGGAATCTTCACAGAATATGAAACAGAATCTAAGAAAACAAGATTGATACGGAATATTGGAAACAGAATCAAAGAACGTCTCATCATAAGGAGACGTAAAAAAAAGATTATTCCATGTGAGATGGAATGTAAAGCATTAAGCAACTCGTAATTTTTTTTTGTGAATACTTTTTCAATAGCTATATAGAAAATTAGAAAACTCTATAGAAATATATATATTTTCCTGTGATATAGAGATGTTTGATAGTATTAAAACACAAATAGTAGAAGAGATATTGTTAATATACATATAG